AATCCGTGTAAAACTATTAGTGATCGCAGCGGTATAGTAAGCGAACGGGTTCTGACTTTTGGATTCGTCAAACTGTAAACCAATCTGACTAAGTTGCAGAAGAGCTTGTCCACGCATTTCCTCGTTGTAAGTATAGCCACGCCAATTGGAGCGTGTAGCATAACGCTCGCATAGCTTCATAAACATAGTGGCCAGCTTGCGAGTCATGTTGCCGTGATCTCTAGAAAACTCTCCAGTTTCTAAATCGCCCTTCCAGTGGCTACGCCCGACAATGAAAGGATTTTTGTCTTCGTCTAGTCGATAGTGTTCAAATGGCGGGAAGTTCAATCGCACATAGTTCATATTTAGAACAGGAACATCAACAATGTCTGCTAGTGGATCTTCTTCGGCAACATCGTCTAGTTCAAAAATTTCTTCTAGCTTGCGCTTTTTGGCTTCTGCTTTGGTAATTTTCTTAGGTGCCTTGGGAATATGATCCCAACAAGTAATTCTAAAAACTAGATCTGTGTTGGGAATCTTTTTCTGATCAATTACTTCGCCAGTTTCGCGTTTGATGCGATCTGCTCGATTCTTACGTGCTTCAACAACAGTGCGTTGATTGATCTTGTCAATGCTAGGCAAAATAAGATCGTATTGATGATCGGCTACTCTGTCTCGGTACCAGCAGTAGGTGTTTTTACTGTGGTGAATCTCTTTGAGAATGTCTCGGTTGTTAAGGTAGTTAACCTTTGCTGGGGTTTTTGTTAATAATGTCATAGATGACTATGAGCTCCTAAAAGTATACTTATTGTAGCATTTTTACAACACTTGTCAACCAGAATTTTCCATAAATATTGAATAACAGGAGCCACTATGTCTTACTCAAACGACCCAGGATATGCATATTATCAACAACAACTTGCCCAACAACAAGCCTACGCTGCCTATATCCAACAGCAACAAGCTCTAGCGCAACAACAAGCCTACGCTGCCTACATTCAACAGCAACAGCAGATTGCACAGCAACAAGCCTATGCTGCTTATCAAGCACAACAACAGCAAATTGCACAGCAACAAGCCTATGCAAATTATTTGGCTCAGCAACAAGCTCTAGCACAACAACAAGCCCAAGCGGCAGCACTTGCAGAACAACAAGCCCAAGCCGAAGCTCTAGCACAACAACAAGCACGAGCCGCCGCCGAAGCACAAGCTGCTGCTGCTGCCGCTGAAGCACAGGCTCAATTGGCCGCACAGGCTGCTGCAAGCGCCGCCGCTGCACAGGCCGCACAAGCCGCAGCCCAAGCTCAAGCAGCTATTTTGGCTGCACAGTTAGCCGCAACTGAACAAGCTGCACAAGAAGTTGCGCAACAGCAAATAACAATCGAAGCTGATATTACTACCGGTACTCAGACCCTAGGCAGAACACAATTTATTATTGATGCTTCAGTTGCTGCTACAACATCACCTTCTACTTCATATTATGAAGATCCACAAGTGTCTGCAACAAGACCAGTTAACGTTCGTATTGGCCCAACTACTACCTATTCGGATCCTACTGTGGTTGTTGTTGCTTCGTCTACACCAAAAATTTCTGCCAACTACACAGTCAGTCCAAATCTGGATCTAAACATAGCATTGCAACAAATTGACAACGAGCCATTTGTGGGCGTACCAAAACAACCTCCTGTATAATTTTATAAACTAAGCCGTTTTTATTTTGGGTAAATAACATACAGGATTTCACCCATGCCATATATTAATTACAACGGACAAACAATAGAAATAACTCAAGCGCAACTTGAGTTATTCAATCAGGGCAAGTTCCCGGCTCCTGCAGCCGGCGGTGAATTAGTACAACTAAACAACGCCCAACAAGTACTGAATCCAAACACTACTAATAATACTCCCGGCCAATCGTTAATAAACACAGCTCAGAACATTGCAACTACTGGCGTTACTACAGTACAAAATTTTGCTTCGAGTGTAGCAACAGATGCTACAAATATTGCCAATAATGTGATTAACAACGCAACAAACATTGTATCAAATGTTACAGCCCAGGCCGATGCTGCCTTAACTAACGCTACGAATTTAGCTAACACTGGCGTTAACTTAGTTACTTCTGCATTCGCATCAGCTGAAGCAAGTCTTGCTGCTGCAACGGCTGCTGCAACAAATATCACAGGATCCTTTACACTGCCAAGTTTTAATGCTGCTGAAGATCCATTTGAAGCTGCTCGATTGGCAGCTATTGCGGCTGAAGAAGAAGAAAATGCTATTAACTTGAGCGCATTGGATGTTCCAGTCGACGAAACTTTAGGTCCTGGCGAAGAAATAGTGGAAAACCCATTTGCTGACGATGTTGCTACAGAAGAAGATTTAGCACTCCAAGATCAAATATTAACTGATCTAGTACTAGAGCAAAGTCCTGCAGACGTTGACGCAACCACAGATGAAGAACTACAAGCTGCGGTTGAAGCCGCTAACGACAGAGATTTAACTGATGCAGTGCTAGCCCAGTCACCAGAACCAGTTGACGCAGCCACAGACGAAGAGTTGCAAGCATCTGTTGAAGCAGCCAATGGAGGAACTTCATTGTTAGCGGCTACTGCGGGTGGTTTATTAAATGATGCTGCCAGCTCTCTGTTCAGCAAGGCTTCCCAACAAGCTGCTACATTGTTAAAGGCCAAAGAACAAGCAACTTTACAGGCACGATACAAACAGCCTGCTAGCTCTGACTGGCGTGTGCGTTTGCAGTTAGCCCCGCAAGCTAATTATTTGTACAAAGCTAAACCGCCTGGAATCCTAGCACCGTTGTACAACACCGATGGTGTTATATTTCCGTATACGCCGTCGATTGAAACATCCTACACAGCTACATATGATCGTGCTGATCTAGTACACTCAAACTATCGCGGGTACTTTTACAAAAACAGTGCAGTTGGCGATATTAGTATTCGCGGCACGTTTACAGCACAAGACACACAAGAAGCAGACTACTTGTTGGCAGTGATTCACTTTTTTAGATCAGTAACCAAGATGTTCTACGGACAAGACACACAACGCGGCGCACCACCGCCGTTGGTTTATCTCAGCGGCCTAGGGCAGTATCAGTTCAACCAACACCCTTGTGTGGTATCTAGTTTTACTTACAGTCTGCCTACGGACGTAGACTACATTCGTGCTGGAGCGCCAAACAACTACGGAACTAACTTGTTGTCGGCTCGAGCAAAGACCAATGGTGCCCAGGCCAGTAATGCAGGCAGTGCAGTGTTGAGTCGATTACTAAGTGCAAACTTGAATACATCTAATCCAACACTGAATGTTCCAATTGTTAACCAACTTACTCAGAACGTCAACAACTTGAATCAAGCAACTTACGTTCCGACCAAGATTGAAATTAGTCTTCAGTTGTTGCCAATCAACACACGCAGTCAGATTAGTCAACAGTTTAGTGTTAAAGACTTTGCTGCTGGAAACTTAATTAAAGGAGGATTCTGGTAATGGCAACTTATACCCCAACCAGTCCTTATTTCAACACAGGATACAATCAGTTTTACCTTGATACCATGGTCAACAGACCTATACCCAAGGAAAGCGATGACATTGAGTTTGTAATAAATCAAACATATCAGTATCGTCCAGACCTGTTAGCATATGACTTGTATGGAGACGGTTCGTTGTGGTGGGTGTTTTATCAACGAAACCCTAACACACTAACAGCCCCGCCACTTGATTTTAAATCTGGTGTGAGAATATTTTTACCTAAGATTACTACCTTGCGATCAACACTGGGATTTTAATCTATGGCCTTTACTCCACCTATTCTGTTACCAACACCTCCGTTGACTGCCGGACAAACTGTTAACGATGACAGCATTCCAAACCCATTAAAGTTGCCAGCTCTAGAAGTTGATGCTAGCGGCCGTATACAACGGTTCCCTGAAACAACAGCTCCTACAAATGCAAACCCTACAGAAACAGTATCCTATGCAGATTTTGATGCTGGCGTTAACGCAGAAACAAAAACGTTTCAAACAACACAAGGAACTTCTGGCATAATTGAGGACGGCAGTAGATTATTAGCAGAGCCTAAAATCCCTTCAGCTGCCAGCATCAGTAACAATACCACTCTGGGCTCTGTGCCGGTGTTCAAGTTAGATCAAACTTACAAGAGCGCAGAAGTTGGAGATGCACTTGCCAGCACAAAGAGAATAACTTCGGGCGGTGTTGGGGCTAACGACGACAATGTGCAGACCACATCATCACCTGCTACCACCACCACAGTGATTAACAACGGCTATAACGACGATGCACAGATACAACCGCAACCTAACATCCTAGATAAATTTGCTAGTTACACGTATACTGCGTCAGTTTACTTAATGACGCCAGAACAATATACCAAGCTGGTTGTTAGCAAGAAAAAAACTGTTAACGGTTATAATCTATTGTTCCAGAGCGGTGGTGCACCTAACAACGGAGGTGGTGCCAAAGGCACAGTTGGATCTCAAAATGGATCAGCAACGCAAACCAAAGGAACTGCTAGTCCGGATGCAGGCCGTAATCCTTTCTTTGCAGACGACTTTTACATTGACAACATCACTATTGAAAATGCACTACCAGGCAAAGTAACTCAAGCGGCACACATGGTGTCTGGCATGAAGTTTACTGTAGTAGAGCCTAATGGTATAACCTTAATTGACCGCTTGTATCAAGCTGTGCAGGACCATGTGCCCAAAGGTGCCGATGGCAATATCAACTACACAGCAGTACAGTACTTGATGGTAATACGTTGGTACGGTTACGACCAAAATGGTAATCTTATTAAAGTAGGAGCCAACAACGGCGAAGTTAGCACTGATCCAAATGCTGTGGTTGAGAAGTTTATTCCTTTCTTGATTCGACGAATCAACTGGGGCGTATCAAGCAAGCTAGTAACATACGAATTTGATTGTGCTCCGGTGGGACAGATGATTGCCGCCACTACAGCTCGTGGTACTATCCCGTACGATATTGAATTGTCTGACAAAACGGTTGGAGGCATTCTTGGCGGCAACCACACACTTAATTCTGTAGAAGGTACTACTGACACTACGGTCACCGCAGAAGCAAACACCACAACACCTGCACCTGGCAAGGCTAATGCAGCACCAACCACAAAGAAAGTTGTCAAACAAGGGCTCATGGCAGCTATGAATGACTTCCAACGACAACTGGTCAAGGACGGAATATATGAATTCCCGGACGAGTATTCAATTGTGTGGGCCAACGGAGCTGAACCTATTAGAGATGCTGATGTAAGACTGCCAGGCAAGAAAGCCAACATCAGTGCAACATCGATGGCACCGCCGGCTACTAAAGATGCATCCGGGCTTGATCCTAAAAAAACTAGTGTAGACAACACTGTGAGAAATTACGCAGTAACAGCCGGTCAGCAGTTGGTTCAAGCAATTGACTTGACTATTCGCAATTCTAGCTTTATCTACAAGCAAGCATCAATTATCAAAGCAGAAGAAACTGTTGATGAATCTAGTGACGAAGAGCCAAGTAATACTGCGGCAACACAAAAACTAACATGGTTCCAGATATCAATGGAGTGTACGCCAAAATCTGACCAGTACGATAAGAAACGTAACGACTACGCTTACAAAATAAAATATATTATTAGTCCTTATAATGTTCCTGCCTTTGACAGCAAGTATTTCCCTGTGGCTAAGTTTGGTGGATTACACAAAAGTTACAAGTATTGGTTCACTGGCGAAAATAAAGACGTGCTTGATTATCAAGCCAACTTCAATCACCTATACAACATGACTGTAAGCGGTAGCGAACCAAATGATTCTGCTGCTGCAAAACTTCGTAAAAAATATACCAGTAGCATGCGGGACATTCCCAAATACAACTTTCAGTCCGGTAGCACAGAAAGTCGTGCAGGTGCAGAAGGCGAAGGACACGAAGTAGCGGCTAACGCTGCTGAATCGTTATACAGTCCTAGTGACATGGGCAAAACAAAACTTCGTATTATTGGAGATCCTGCATGGATACAACAAGGAAGTCAGTCCGCCGGTGTGTCAGCAGTTAATTTTAACTACAAAGGATTCTTGCCCGATGGTACTATTAACTTTGACAGCCAACAAGTGATGTTTGAAATTGCATGGCAACGACCAGCTGATTATGATTTAAAAACAGGCTTAGCAGATCCTTACAACGGTTCAAAGAGTCGTAAACCAATTGAGAGTGTAGTGTATCAAGCTACAAAGTGTACTAGTGAATTTAAACAAGGTAAATTTGAGCAAACAATCGATGGCTCATTATATCTATACCCAATTCCTGCTACTGCATCAGCGGTATCAAATGCTGCAAGCAACCCTAGTAAGACTGTAAATACTAACACTAGCGGCACTAACGAACGCGACGATACTACACCTACAGTACCAACAACTGAGTTCTCTTTGGTATCAGAGCCACCAGGAGCAGATGCTACTACAACCACACCGGATGTGAATGCAGCAACATCAGATGATCCAGAAATGCTAACATTGCTTAACGACGAAGATCCAACAGACGCATATGGCGAAAACATTGGTATTGACGGACTCAGTGCTCCGGCAGTTATGGGTGCCGCAGCAACAACAACTGACCCGGGACAGATAGGGTCAACCGAAGGATAATAAATGGCAGAGAATACCCAGAGAAGTAGAGGAAGACCACGGAATTATAAATTAGATCGCGGCGGAGTGCCTGCCGAAGGCGGTCCGTTTACTGGCATCGTGATGAGCAACATCGACCCTACAAGAACTGGACGTTTAAGAGTTTACATCGAAACGTTTGGCGCAGGCAACATGAACGATGATACCAAGTGGACAACTGTTGATTACTTGCCGTCATTCTACGGTTCTACTGCACGATCTGGTACAAGCACAGGTCCTGGTACTTACCCTGGTAACAGCAACAGCTATGGCATGTGGTTTACTCCTCCAGACGTAGGGGTTACTGTGATGTGCGTGTTTGTCAACGGAGATCGAGAACAAGGTTACTACATTGGTGTGGTACCGGATCAAGGCATTACACACATGGTTCCAGCTGTTGGGGCAAAACCCAACGCAGTAAAAGCTAATGCAAATCAAGAAAAATATTTTGCAAATGCCCCTCAGTTACCAGTAACAGAAATCAACGATGGTAACACAGCAATTACCAACTCGCCAACCTACTACGATGAGCCAAAGCCTATTCATTCTGTAGTGGCTGCTGCAATATTTCAGCAAGGCTTGATCAACGATCCACAACGAGGCCCTATTGGATCTAGTAGCCAACGAGAAAGTCCTAGTACAGTTTACGGGATCTCAACCCCTGGCCGTCCTATCTTCCGTGGCGGCTTCAAGCAAGAAGATATTGAAGCCAAGGTTGCATCAAACAGTATTAAACCACAAGATGCCGAAGTTATTGGACGCATGGGCGGACACACACTTGTAATGGACGACGGCGACATAAACAATAAAGATGCGTTGTTTAGATTGCGAACAGCAAAAGGACATCAAATCACAATGAGTGATTCTGGGGAATTCTTTTATATTATTCATGCTAACGGCCAATCTTGGCTGGAGTTTGGTAAAGAAGGCACAATCGATCTTTACAGCACAAACTCTGTAAACGTTAGAACTGACGGAGATATAAATTTTCATGCTGGCAGCAATATCAACATGTACGCAGCTAACAATGTCAACATTAAAGCCAATGCTAACATGGCCTTAGAGGCTACTCAAACTTTTGTAGCCACTGGATTAGAAAGCGCCACAATTTATAGCAAAACGTATGTTGGTGTAAAGTCAGATGGTACACTCGCATTAAAGAGTTCTAAAGGAAGCTGGGCTGGTGGCGGAAGCCTAACATTTAGTGCAGGCGGCATTGACCTAAATGGTCCAGCAGCCCCAGACGTTAAAACTCCGGTGCCAATCACAGAAACAAAATTGCCTGACATTTCGTTTGATACTAGCTTAGGCTGGATAGAAAAAGAGGACGGCTTGACCAGTATTGTATCTCGTGCGCCAACGCACGAGCCTTACTTGGGTCACGGCAAAGGAGTCGCAATTGCTGCTGCATTTGAATCTGGGCAACCTACCCCGCCTCCTGGAGCAGATGCAGTCCCAGCTGACGTAGAAATAACAGCAGAAACCGATGGAGTGACTCCGTAAATGGCAACGTATACATTTACTAATCCCAGCAACGGACAAATTATCAGTATCCGTGGTCCTGCAACTTTGACAAGAGATCAAGCACAGTTTATTTTTAATCAACAACTAAAAACTGGAGCATTAGTTGGACTAAAAGCAGGAGATGTTATCAGTCCAGCAACTCAAGTTGCAGGCGGCCTAACATCTGCACAATCACAGCTTGCACAACAAACTGCCCAGACAAAACAAACTTATAATGATATTGCAATAAAAATTCTATCAACTGCAATAACATCAACCCCGGTGACCAATGGCATTACACTAGCAGACTATGCTGGCCAAAGAGAAGCACCAATATCAATTGGCGGAATGTCGCCTGTGATTGTAACTGGAGTAATGGCGCAAGTGCAAAAACTAGCAAACCAAGTGCCAACTTTTGTTACTAACAACGGTGCCGGCAAATATGCATTAACTGCCTTTCAGATTGAAACAGCAGGATATATTAAACCTGGTACCAGCTCTAGCTACAGTAGTACTTCTACGCTAGCAGATATATTAAAAAGTCCAAATGTATGGACTGGAAAAAACAATATACAATCAGTTGATGAATTTTTAGCGAACGAGTCAGTGCAGGAAAAAGTACAACAAGAAAACATGATAGCTGGTGTAGATCAGTTACAAGAAGTAGGCATTAATGTTACTGCACTTCCGGTTAGAATGCAAGCTGGTGTAGCAATGTGTGCAGCAAAAGACCCGTCTACAACTGAACAATGGCTCAAAGGTAAAATAGTTCCGTCTGTGACTCAAATTTTGTTTAGCCAGTATGTGCGAGATGGTGCATACGCAGTAGATTTTACTGAAAACAAAGTAGGGTCAACCTTGCAGAGACAATTGCCAGCTAACGGCTCTGAAGCCACAATTAATCGTTCTACAGTAAATGCAGCAACTAGCCGAATCGTAGGTAATGACAAAGTACCTGCATTAAACTATGGCGGACAAGTAGTAGACCTGACGTTGGTAGCACAATATGATGATTTGTACGCTCAATATTCATCATCTAAAACACTGCTAGCTAGCGTACAAGCACAGATATCAACAGCTACACAAAACACAGCAGAAATACAACAAGCACAGTTACAATCATTGTTGCCAAGATTACAACAGTTATTAGTGTTGCTAACAACATTAAGACAATCGGCGCTAAACAGCACACCGTTGCCGTCTGATTTTATTGCAAAAATTGATCAAATAATTGCAGACATACAAACAACTATTGCCGCAGTCAACAGTGCAATACAAATTCTACAGCAAATAAAAACACAAGGACGATACGTTGGTAGCACCGTATAAATATTTCTATGACTACATTCATTGGGTTTAACACTATAAATCAATTTAAAAAGTTCACTCTTACAGATTTTGAGCTGATCAAGCGTGACCTGTTGAATGCTTTCAACATTCGTCCTGGTTCTTTACCAGGACGTCCAGAATACGGCAGCATGATTTGGGACTATTTGTTCGAAAATCAAGTTGAAGGAACACAACTTGCTATCCAGCAAGAGGTACAGCGTGTAGCCGGCGGCGATCCACGTATCTTTATTAGTGATGTACAAACATACCCACAAGAAAATGGTATTTTAATCGAAGTGCAACTTACTATTATCAACACATCAAACGCTGAAATTCTTAACATCTTTTTTAATCAAGAGACTCGTAACGCCACCTATGTATAACTGAGCCGTTTTTAAAGCCGATAAATAAAACATAGAGGCTTATAAGAATGGCAACCACAACAAGACAAACAGCAATATTTGGCGTTGAAGACTGGAAACAGATCTATCAAACATATCGCGAAGCAGACTTCCAGAGTTACGACTTTGAAACATTACGTAAAAGTTTTGTTGATTATCTGCGTTTGTATTATCCTGAAACGTTTAACGATTACATTGAATCATCTGAATTCATTGCATTGTTGGATATCATTGCGTTTATGGGACAAAGTCTTGCTTTCCGTACTGACTTAAACACTCGCGAAAACTACATGGACACAGCCGAACGTCGTGATTCAGTTGTGCGCCTTGCTAACCTAGTAAGCTATGATCCAAAGCGTAATACCGCAGCCGAGGGTTACCTTAAAGTATTCAACGTCACTACCACAGAAAACGTTACAGATTACAACGGCGTTAACCTTGCTAACGTTACAGTAGACTGGGCTGACCCAACTAATCCAGATTGGCAAGAACAATTCACAGCAATTATTAATGCTGCATTAGTTGACAGTCAACGTGTTGGCCGCCCTGGTAACCGTCAAACTATTCTAGGTGTTCGCACAGATGAATATTCTATTAACATGGTCAACGGCTTCTTGCCAGTTGTACCGTATAACGCAACAGTTGATGGCGTTAACATGCCATTTGAAGCAGTAACATCTACTAGTGCAGGCAAAGACTACATTTACGAACCTAGTCCTGTGCCTAACACTAGTTTTAATGTGTTATTCCGTAACGATCAGCTAGGCTTTGCAAGTGCTAACACAGGATATTTCTTCTTGTTCAAACAAGGCACATTGCAAAATACTGACTTTAACCTAAGCGAACGTATTAGTAACCGTACAGTTAACATCAACGTTGAAGGCGTTAACAATCAAGACCGTTGGTTATTTGAATTAGATAACATTGGTAATATCACTCGCGAGTGGGAATATGTTGAAAGCGTATATACTGCCGCTGCGGAGCAAGTAGTTGCTTTGCGCCCAATCTATTCTACCACAAGTCGTACCAATGACCAGATTACTTTAGCGTTTGGCGATGGTGTGTTCTCTGAAATTCCTGTAGGTATTTTCCGTTGCTACACTCGTGCATCAAACGGATTGCAATACATTATTAATCCAGAAGAAATGCAAAACGTTTCTATTCCAATCAGCTACATTAGCCGTAACGGAAACTTAGAAACAATTACATTTACTTGCGGTATCACACAACCTGTAACAAACGCACAGGCACGTGAAACTATTGACGCTATCAAGCAACGTGCGCCAGCTCGTTACTACACACAAAACCGTATGGTCAACGGCGAAGATTATAACCTCTTCCCTTACACTGCTTACAACTCTATTATTAAGAGCAAAGCATTAAACCGTGCAAGTATTGGTACTAGCCGCTACTTAGACTTGGTGGATAACACAGGCAAGTACAGCTCAACTAACACTTTCTCTAGTGACGGAGCGTTGTGGGAACAAAACATTCTTCCGACAATCTTGTTCTCCTGGACCAATCGCAACGAAATTGCTGACTTTGTGACCAACGAAGCACAACCGCAGTTGACTCTGGACACTATGAAACAGTTCTACTATGCTAACTTCCCTAGAGTTTACATCAATGCAGCACCTGCAGGCTCTTTTGTAGTTGGCGGAGTATACACAATTGCAACTGTGGGAACAACAGATTTTACCGCAATTGGTGCGTCTGACAACTCAGTAGGTACTGTGTTTACCGCCACAGGTGTTGGCAGCGGAACTGGTACTGCATACACTAGCCTTGCTGGAAGTACTTGGCAACAGTCCACTACATTGGCCAACGAAACAACTGGCTATTTTAAAAACGCAGCTGGTACTGCTATTCCTGTTGGATCAAGCACATCAACTAACTTCCAATATGTGCAAGTAGGCAGCTTGATTCAGTTTGTTGCTCCGGTTATTAATGGACAAGCATACTATTTTGATCGTAACAACAGATTGCAACCTGGTACACCAACTAAGCCAGAAGAGCGTACAGAAATTTGGGCATCTCCGCAGGCTATAGTAGGCGATGGCTATAACGGCGGCATTGGTAATTTAACATCCGGTGCAGGACCTGTTACGATTAACAACTTTGTGCCAACAGGTGCAGTAGTTGGCGAAATTATTCCTCTGTTTGTCACTGACTTACCTCTTACACTTGAACAACAAATGGGTGATCAGATTGAATTGTTCCGTAACTTTGGTCTTGGCTACGACAGCCTTGGAACAATCACAGGCACAGCGGGTAACTGGTATCTGATTACTAACACTAACTTAGATGCAGACGCAGCTTGGAGCCAAACTTATGCTGGTAATACATCTGGCGCTAATCTTGATGCTAGTTGGTTAGTGCAATTTGTTGTTGAAAATCAAAACTATACAGTAACCTTCCGTGGTTTATCATACAATTTTGGATCAGTGCTGCAAACACGATTCTTCTTCTTTGATGATCAACTAATATACGATAGCCGCACAGGCACAATTATCAAAGACTTTATTAATGTGTTGGCTATGAATACACAACCTGAATCAAGCTCTCCGCTGGAAGGTGATATTTTTATGAATATCATTGGGCAACCTGTTGAGAGTGACGGTTACGTAGATGACTTTCAGGTTAACGTTGGCTTCCGTGATAGTGATAACGACGGTGTGCCAGACAATCCTGATTTCTTCCGTGAAATTGTAGGGCCTGTGCCTTCGACACCTAGCGCAAACTCACCGTGGGTCTTCTTGCAACAAACAGTTGACTTTGATAACTTACAACGCTATCTATTAGTTGAAGAAGGTGTAGTTAACGCAAGTTATGCAACACTAGATGCTATTGAATTAGTAAAAAGTGAGTGGAGCCCTGGACAAGTATTCTATGCATATAGCGAAGATGCATTTTACCTCTTGAGTATTAACGTAGCAGGTGTGCGTACATTAGTGGCACAATCTGGTTGGATCGCTCGTAGCGGCAGACAAAACTTGTACTTCCAATATCGTCATAACTCACCGTTAACTAATCGTATTGATCCGGGTACAACAAACATTATTGATCTGTATGTAGTGACACAAAGTTACTATACAGCATATCAAAATTGGATCAAAGACACAACAGGTACAGTAACTGAACCTAATGTGCCTACTATTGATGAATTGAGCACAGCCTACCAAGGCTTGCAAGATTATAAAATGATCTCCGACAACATTGTTTTGAACTCAGTTAACTTCAAACCATTGTTTGGTGCAAAAGCTGCCCCAGAATTACGTGCAACAATCAAAGTGATTAGAGCTCAAAATTCTACTGCATCAACTAGCGAGATTAAAAACCAAGTTGTGGCTGCAATGAACAGTTACTTCTCAATTGACAAATGGAATTTTGGAGACACGTTCTATTTCTCAGAGCTAGCCGGCTATTTGCACAGCCAACTTGGTTCAATCATCAGCTCTATTGTGTTGGTTCCGTTGAATCAGCAAAAGAGTTTTGGTGACTTATATGAAATACGTTCTGCTCCTAACGAAATCTTCGTGAACGCAGCAGACATAACTAATATAGATGTGATTGAGGCCTTGACTAGCACCAATCTCAGAACAGCACCCGGCAGCGGAGTAATTTAATGGCAAGAGTACGTAGTGTAGAATTTTTACCTGAAATTTTTCAGACAGACACCAACAAGCAGTTTCTAGCAGCAACGTTAGATCAGCTGATACAAGAACCTAAGTTTAAAAAGACTCAAGGGTTTGTCGGACGTCGTGTTGGTCCAGGCGTAAACCCCAACGATTACTATGTTGTTGAACCAACAAAGACACGGGCAAACTACCAACTTGAAGCAGGTATTGTTAGCCTTAAGCCAGATACTGATACTATTCAAGATGCAATCACATACCCTGGATTGTTAGATGCAATTGACTACCAGGGCGGCAATTCTGCTAGACCGGATCGCTTGTTTGAAAGTCAGTACTATACTTGGGACCCGTTTGTTAACTGGGATACCTTTATTAACTTTAGTCAGTACTTCTGGTTACCAGCAGGACCTGATGCAGTAGATGTTGCTGCTACTGGCGTCCCAGCGTCCGACGAATTTACAGTTAACAGAGCCAATGGTGTGTACACTTTCTCTGGCCTACAAGGTAATAATCCTACTATTGACTTAGTTCGCGGCGGCAGCTACGATTTCATCGTTGCACAAAATGCCAAAGAAACTGTTAACTATCGAGTAACTAATGCTGGCACAAGCTCGTATGTTATTGATTATCAAAACAATCCTACTCTAACACTTGCTCGTGGCAACACTTATGTGTTTACATTGACGTTAACTGGTGAGTTTCCGTTCTATATCAAGACGGCAGCTACTACCGGTCTTACTGATATCTACAGCACAGGTGTAACCAACAACGGTGCTGTGTCTGGACAAATTACGTTTGTAGTTCCGCAAGATGCTCCTGACACGTTATTCTACTCATGTGCAACACAATCAAACCTTAGAGGACAGATCAACATCATCGATGGTACACCTGGTACCGGTCCTGGGTTCTGGATTCAAACTGCGCCTGGGATCAATGGCAGAATTCCTGCTACTCCAAACATTAGTTCACGTGATGTATATGGTGTAACTAATAACGGTGAAGACCTTGGCACAGTTACCTTTAACGTTCCTACAAAAACTGCACAACAGTTTTATTATGATCTAAACAATATTGGCACTGTTGACTTAGTTACTGACTTGTTGTTTGATCAAATCAACAATATGTCTGTAGATACGTTCCTATCTACATATGGTGGCATTGATGGTATTACTGCGCTTAACGGCCGTACTCTAGTTTTTACAACTACCAATGTTGACGCAGCCCTTGGAGGCTGGTATAAAACAACATTCTATGATCCACTGGCACAAAACAGTGCTAACAATGGACTACCCGGTAGCTACGATTCTCTTGGGTACGCATTACAAACAGAAGTTCCGCTAAACGAGCGTTACAGCATTTGGCAGATTAGTTACTACACTAACAATGGCGTTCAGTACATTTCCTTAACAAGTACTGCAAGCGTTGCAGAACTAGACAAGTTCATGATTCGTTATGGCGACACTTACGCTAGTACTAACTGGTTCAAGAACGATGCTGGGGTATTCAGAAGAATTCCTTTGCTAACATCGGCCTTAGACACTTTATACTATCAAGATGCTACTGATCCAGAAATCTTTGGTCGTATTCGTTTAATTGACGCAGGACAAAGCTCAACATTGTTTGTTGAAGAAATTCTTGGCAAGACTTCTTATACCAGCCCTAATGGTGTAACATTTACTAATGGTCTTAAAGTTACTCTCCGAGGAGACGTTGAGCCAGCATCTTATGCTGATAACACATATTATGTTGCAGGAGTAGGCACAGCAATTGAATTGTTACCAGTTGGTAACTTTATCACGCCAGAATCATACGTTGTTGATTACAATGATTCAACAGAAGCAACAGAACCCGCTGATCTTGATTACTTGACTATCGATCGGGCAAGTAAAGATCTAAACGCATGGACTCGCAGTAACCGTTGGTTCCACATCGACGTTATTAATGCTACCGCAGAATACAACAACACTACAGTGGTGATTGATAACTCATATCGTGCTAAACGTCCTATTATTGAGTTCCGTCCTGGTGTGCGGTTGTTCAACATGGGCACTGAAGGCAAAGCACCGGTTGATGTTATTGACTTTGAAGAAACAGATGCATTCTCTAATATTGAAGGCACAACAGCATACAGTGTAGATGGTTACAACTTTGTTGACGGTAGTCGTGTTATTTTTGCAGCAGATGCAGATGCAAACGTGCGTAACAAAATTTGGGTAGTATCTTTTGTAACACCTGATTCGGTAACACCAGAAATTGACCAGCCGATTATTAACTTAACATTAGCTACTGATGGTGAAGTACTAGTGGATCAAAATACTGTGTGTACCAACGGCGACACGCTAAAAGGTTTGTCGTTCTGGTACGATGGTGTTGAATGGATCGAAGCACAATTAAAAACTAAAGTTCAACAAGCTCCACTGTTCAACGTTTATGACCCAGCAGGTGTAAGTTTTAGTAACTTAGCCAAATACCCAAGTACAACATTTGCTGGTAGCAAATTGTTTAGCTATGCAGTAGGTGACACTGGTGTGCTAGATCCTATCTTGCAATTCCCGTTACAATACTTAAACTTGAATAACGTTGGCGACATTGTTTTTGAAAACAATTTGTACAAAGACACGTTTTTGTATGTTCGTGACAACGTTTCAACAACAGAATTGATTAGTTCTGGCTTTGCCCGTGAATATGCGTCACGTGCGGTGTATCAACGTCTCATTGGCTGGGAGACAGCAGCAACACAGACGCAAATCCGTCAACAATTTACATTTACATACGACGGTAAACCGTTGCAGTTAGATGTTAAGGCAGTAAGTGACGGTACTGTGCCTGCGGTTAAAATTTATGTAGGGTCAAAATTTAAAGACCCAGGTAGTTACACCGTTGAAACTACAGATACTACTACTACCTTAACTCTCGACAATACCTATGTGATTGGCGATACTATTGAAGTCGCGGCGCTAAGTGAACAAATCAGTCAAGTTGGATTCTATCAAGTTCCTATCAACTTAGAAAAAAATCCGTTAAACGGCAACAGTGATCAATTTACACTAGGTACTATTCGTACTCATTACGAATCAATTTGTGAAAACTTAACTACCTTATCTGGTCCAGTTAACGGCGCCAACAACACACGTGATCTTGGAGATATTGGTCCTTATGGATTGATTATCTTGCAACAAAGCTCGCCATTGACTTTAGCAGGTTACTTTAACCGCAGTAAAGACTACAATATTTTTGCTAGCTTGCAGTACAACTCACGTGAATATCAAAAGTTCAAGAATATAATGCTTGAAGAAGTGACCAAACTCACACTTCAATTTGAGACTCCTAGTGAGATTCTAACAGAAGCAATGGCCAACATCACATTAGGTCGTGTTGAAACATCGCCATTTTATTGGTCTGACATGGTACCAACTGGCTCTGTTTATATCCAATCAACTTATACTGTTAGTTTGATTACTACTAACGTGTTTGATACTGTGCAAATTTACGATTATACCACTGCAAACTTCCTTGGTATGTTGGTTTACAAAAACAACGTGTTGTTGACTCGTGGTATTGATTATACAGTATCAACCGATGGTCCGACTATCACTATATTAACAACATTAGCAGTCGGTGATGTTATTACATTACAAGAGTTTTCTGCTACTTACGGTAACTTTGTACCAAACACTCCTACAAAGCTAGGTTTGTACCCAGCGTATCGTCCAGAAATTAGAGAAGTTACAACAACCACTGGTAGCATATTAGCGATCGTTGGTCACGATGGTAGCATTACACCCGCGTTTGATGATGTACGAGATCAAGTATTACTTGAATTTGAAACTCGCATCTACAACAACCTTAAGTTAGACGGTAATTCAGTTCCTTTAACAATGACAGATGTGTTGCCAGGCCAGTTCCGTGTTACTGGTTATAGCTTTGAAGAAATCAATAGCATTCTAAGCGTTGACTTCTTAAGCTACGTTGGATGGAACAAACTAGATTACACTTCTCAAAATTATATTCCTAGCAATGAGTTTAGCTGGAACTATAGCGGGAGCCAAGACAAGTTAAGCAAGCAAAACTTGCTAGGTGCATGGCGTGGCATCAACCGTTATTTCTATGACACCGAAAATCCTTCAACAACACCGTGGGAAATGCTAGGCTTAACTATTAAACCAACATGGTGGAATACAGTTTACGGCCCTGGTCCATACACAAGCGATAACTTAGTGTTATGGGACGACCTTGAATTAGGCCGAGTTGCAGATCCTGTAGGTGCGTATATTGTCCCAGACTATGCTCGCCCTGGTCTAAGTAATGTTATTCCCGTAGACTCTGAAGGTAACTTGCTAAGTCCATTTGAATCAGTGGTAGAAAATTATAATGCTGCAAGTTTTCAACGAAGTTGGGCAGCAGGTGATGGTGGCCCAGTAGAAGCGTCATGGTGGAATTCTAGTGCATACCCATTTGCAGTAATGCGAGTGTTGGCACTAACTCGTCCTGCTAAATTCTACAGCTTGTTTGCTGATCGCGACTTGTATCGATACCAAGATGAGTTTGGACAATACTTGTACAACGATCGTTATCGTTTAGATGCTAACGGGATTGTAGTGTACGGCGACGGCACAAGCAAAGCAAGTTTTATTAACTGGATCGTTGACTACAATCGTCAGTCCGGCATCAACAGCACTGCGGACCTTACTGCGGACCTAGCAAGTATTGACGTTCGTCTATGCTACCGTATGGCCAGCTTTAGCGATAAGCAATATATTAAATTATATACAGAAAAATCAAGTCCAAACAGCTTGAACAGCACATTGTTGATCCCAGACGAAAGTTATGACTTGTTGTTATATAAGAATCAACCGTTTGATAGGGTTACCTATAGCAGTGTTGTTATCCAAACAGTTGAAGGTGGTTGGGCCGTGTATGGTTACAGCACTACACAACCTTACTTTGATATTTTAGTAAGTCAAGGTGTAGGCAATCTCAAGACATACACTGTTGGAAATATTAGTATTCGTGTACCAACAACTTACACAAACACAGTAGCACAAGTTCCTTATGGATTCGTGTTCTCTAATCAAACCGCTGTTGCTGACTTCTTGTTAAGTTACGGCAAGCTATTAGAAACACAAGGCTTAACATTTACAGATCGCGCTAACGGTTACCAACTCGATTGGAGTCAAATGGCTCGCGAGTTCTTGTACTGGAGCCAACAAGGGTGGGGCCTAAACAGCTTGATCAACTTAAACCCATTAGCAGGTGCATTAACTATTACTAAGCCCGGCTCAGTGGTTGATAGCATTGTTACACAAACATCTGACAATGTGTTGTTGGATCAAAACAAGCGCGAGTTGCCTGTTAGAAATCTAAATGTAGTTCGTTTAGACAACACAATCATGCTAGAGCCGCTAACTGATCAAAGTTTGAGTTTTGCCGATTTGCGATTTACTAATTTTGAGCACATGGTTGTTCTTAGCAACAAGAGTGTGTTTGGTGACTTAATTTACGAACCTATTACTGGCGCTCGCCAAAGTCGTTTAAACTTAGTAGCAATAACATCTACTGAATGGAACGGTACTGTTGATGCACAAGGCTTTATCTTGAATCAAGATAACGTTGAAGAGTGGACTGGACTGAAGAAGTACACCAAAGGTCAAATTGTCAAATACAAAGATCAATACTGGAGTGCAGCAGAAATTGTTGATCCAAGCACCACGTTTGACTTTAACAAATGGCTCAAGAGTGATTATGCACAAATTGAGCAAGGCCTGTTGCCAAACATTGCCAACAAAGCCAACCAGCTACAAAACACCTACAGTATTAATACTGCTAACTTAGAAAACGACAACGACTTATTGAGTTACGGTCTAATTGGCTTCCGCCCACGTCAGTACATGGCAGCGCTCAACCTCGACGACGTTAGCCAAGTCAACGTGTACTCTCAGTTCTTGGGCAGCAAAGGTACTATCCTTAGCGCTGAATTACTGAGCCGAGCTAACCTTGGTAAAGAATCTGCTGATTACCAAATTTACGAAAACTGGGCGGTGCAACGTGCAGTATACGGTGCTAATGCTAACCGTAGTTTCTTTGAACTAAGACTTAATCGTGCCTTGCTTAACTCCAATCCTAGCTTAGTGCAAGTAACATTGCCTGAACAAGTAAGTCAAGCTGATCAGGCAATCTTGTTGAGCAATGTTTGGAAGCAAAGTTACAAGTTAACATCACCGGACATCCTGCCTACGACTACTGTAACAGTAACTGACACAGCATTACCAAGTGCTGGATATGTAAACATCGATGACGCTGATATTACAGTGTTTAACTTAAATGATTCTGCGAGTTTAGAAGCAAATATTGATTCAGTTGAAGTTGGTGCAACTGTATGGGTAGCTAAAGTTAACAACTATGATTGGAATATCTATCGTTGCGTACAAGTTCCTGGTTACATTGACCATGCTTGTGACAACTTAGACGGAACTTCGATTGTTTACTTTACTAAAGAACACGGCTTAACCGCTGGTGACCAAATAATCATTAGATTCTTAGACTCGGACATAGATGGCGTTTATCGTATCTTAACTACACCTACAGTTAACTCTGTCACTATTGCTTATACGTTTACTGGTAGTAGCACAGCAATCAACGGAGTCGGCATCGGCTTTACATTACAAACTCAACGTGTTGCTCAAGCTAGTGACATTCTTGATTTGCCGTATGCAAACGATATTCAAACTGGTGCTAAAGTTTGGGTTGACGATAATGGCAATGGCCAATGGCAAGTATTAGAAAAACAAAATCCGTTTAGTGATGTTATTGAACTTGCTCCGGCGATTTTATCAGCTAACGAACAATACGGTCAAAGCATTACACAAGCCAAGAATCGTTTAGCAGCATTAGTAGGTAGTCCTTTATATGGATCAGGAAACGGCGCAGTCTATGTCTATGTTAAAAACTACAGTGATCAATATGCTCCGGTTAGCCCACTTGCTGATGGCGATGCAATTCTTACCCTTAATGTCGATGGTGTAAGAGGCTACGGCAGCGCAGTAGACTTTGGTGGACAGACATGGGCAGTTGCTGGGGCTTATAAGAGCCAAGACTCAACAGGACTGATTGACAACGTTGGCTACGCAGCAGTGATTTATCGAGATCCACGTCTAGGTGAGCCTGGTGTTAATCCATATACACAAACACAATTACTAGTATCTCCAGACGCATCAACTGCTGGTGAATTTGGCTATAGCGTAGCTATGAGCGACGACGAACGTTGGATGTACATTGGTGCTCCCGGTGTAAACAAAGTGCATGCATATGGTCGTGTTGATTGGCAAGATCAATATGTTAAAGTATCTGCTGATGGATCAACTGACAGTTACAGCATTAGCGATACTATTCAAGTTGGTAATCAATACCAATTACGAGTCTCGTTAAATGGCCAACTACAGACCATAACAACAGACTACACTGTTAATGTTGGACTTGATACAGTCACCTTTACATCAACTCCTGGTGTAGTAGCCGCTACTGCTATTGTTGCTACTAACACTTATACAATTTTATCTGCAGGTACTACAGACTTTACATTAATTGGTGCTCCTAATAATAATGTCGGTACTGTATTTGTGGCAACTGCTGCTGGTACTGGTACTGGTACAGTGTTGTTTGAGACATTAATTGAGATTGCTAGATACAATTCTATTCAAGTTCCTTATAACGCAGGGACCTACAACCTGTCTGACGATACTGATAACGAAGGGAACCGTGTTGGTTTGTTTACAGCACAAAACATATATTCATTTAACGTCAAAGTAAATGATGTATTACAACGTCCAGGCATTGATTACACCTTAGCTGGAACCACAGTTACTTTTACTCCAGTAACTCCGTTTATATCAAGTGATATTATTGTTGTCACTTCAGAAGGTTATTTTGAATATGCAAATACGTTAACAGTTTCTGGTCTTGCTGCTGATGCAAGATTTGGTCACAGTGTTTCTTGCACAACAGATGGCCGACAAGTTATTGTTGGTTGCCGCAACGAAACAGTTGATACCTTAGTTGAAGCTGGTAGCGTGTATGTGTTTGATCGTAACGTTCAACGCTTTATCTACGGTGAAGACCCAAGCTCAACAACCTTTACTGTACTTGGAACAGTTACTGCTCCAGTTAGTGTGATTGTAAACAATCAGTTCTTGGTTAACGAAATTAACAGCGTTGTTGGTGCAGACAATACGTTTACAGTAAGTGGTAATGACGTTACTATTCAAGATCCGTTGTCAGTAGGCGATGTAATTGAAATTGAAACTAACCAATTTAAGCAAGTACAACGAGTTACACAAGACACTGTGGCGCAGTTTGTTAATTTTGGACAATCATCTGACATCTGTAGCTACAATTGCAGTTTGTATGTTGGCATTCCGCAAGATAGCACACAAGCGTTCAAGGGCGGCGCTGTCGAACGCAGTGTTAACCAAAGCCGTGTGTATGGAACAATTACTGCTACAGTAGCTAATCCTACATTAACAGCCGGTAATACACTTCGTGTTAACAATATTGATGTTGTTGTACCGGTTGCTGGAACTGTAGCAAGTCTTGCAACAGCAATTAATGCCGCTGTGCCAAACGTAACTGCGTCTGTATCTACTACAGGATACTTGACTATTTCTGTGTTTAACTCTGCCGCTGCCCCAGCCGGTAACAAACTACAAGTTGCCCCAGGCTCAGTTGGCACAGCGTTTACTACTCTCGGATTTGAAACTTTTGTTTACACACAAAGTATCTATAGCCCTTATCCTATTGATTATGCTGCATTTGGTTACAGCGTTAATATCGATACATCTGCACAAAACTTAGTAGTTGGTGCACCTAAAGGAACTCTGTACTTGTTTACAGTGTTTGATGATGGCACAACAGACTGGGACGGCAACAGTACTATCTTCTTTAGTACTATTGTTCAAAGTGGTGCTGTATATACATACGATTACTTGCCAAGCGCAAGTGACAGTGCATCAACTCCAGGTAAGTTTGTATTTGGCTTGCAAATTAGTGACAGCCACGTTAACCAGTACGACAATTATGGCGCATCTGTAAATTACACTGACGGTGTATTGATGATTGGTGCTCCTGGTAATGACGCAGAATTTGATGGAAGCACTATCCAATATGATTACGGTCGTGTGTTTGTATTTGAAAACCCAAGTCGTATCCCTGCATGGACAGTAATACATCAACAACAACCAGTGGTAGACATTCGTTTGTTGAACTCAGTATTCACATACGATAGAATCACTAGTGCAAGAACGGAACAGTTTGATTTCTTTGATCCATTGCAAGGCAAGATCCTTGGCGCCGCACGTCAGAACATTGACTATATCGGAGCAATCGATCCTGCAAGTTATAATGTAGGTCCAATTAACAACACTAACACAACATGGACAGCAGAACATGTCGGGCAAATTTGGTGGGACATTAGTACAGTACGTTTTATTGATCCAAACCAAGACGACATTGTGTATGCAAGTCGTCGCTGGAGTCAGTTGTTCCCAGGAAGCTCTGTTGACGTTTATCAGTGGGTGCAATCAGATGTGCCACCAGCAAATTATACAGGCGTTGGGACACCATTGAATACTGTGTCTTACACTGTAAGCAGTCGTCTTGGCGTTGATGGAACTTTTAACACTTATTACTATTTCTGGGTCCGAGGAATTGCTAGTGTTAGTACACAGCAAGGTAAGACACTGAGTGCTGATACAGTAAGCCGTTATATCGAATCGCCAAAGAGCAGTGGTATTCCTTATATTGCACCAATTAATGCTAGTACTATTGCAATTTACAATGCAACAGATATCATTCAAGCTGAAGATACTATTATCAACATTGAATTTGATCGTGAATACACAAACGACAATGTTCACGTGGAATATGAATTAATTGCGCAAGACAAAGCCGATGGCTTCTTGAGCAACAACTTGTATCGTAAGTTGCAAGATAGTTTCTGTGGTGTTGACACTGCTGGTAACTTAGTACCGGACCCTAACTTAAATGCAGCGGAACGCTATGGTGTTCAATTCCGTCCGCGTCAATCGATGTTTGTGGACCGCTTTGAAGCATTAAAAAACTACATCCAACGTGCTAATGCAGTTTTTACACTGTACCCAATTGTTGAAAACCGTAGTTTTGTGTTACTAAATTCTAGCGACCCAGAACCATCTGCGACAACAAATGGTACCACTAACTGGAACTTACGTGTTGCTAACTTGGAAATCTTGAGTTACCAAGATATTAATGCAGTTGCTCTAGGCTACAAGTACCTTGTGGCAAGCGATAGCAATAACAACGGCCTGTGGACTATCTACGAAGTGCAACTAGCACAAAGTTCGTTACTTGGCGCACGTGAACTAGTATTAATCAAAGTACAAAACTACGATACTAAAAAGTATTGGAGTTACATCAACTGGTACTTGCCGGGCTATAATTCTAGCACCAAAGTTATTGCAGAAGTCCCAACATATAGTTCTCTAGCTACATTAAATGTTGCTGTGGGATCAAGCGTTCGAGTCACTGCTAATGCACAAGGTAAGTTTGAAATCTACTTACTTGAAGCTCTTAACACATGGACTCGTGTTGGTTTAGAAGATGGTACTATTGAAATCAGTGCTGAGATCTATGACTATGCACTAGGACGCTTTGGCTTCGACGTTGAAGTATTTGATGCACAGTACTTTGACCAAGAGCCGGTTATTGAAACTCGCAAAATTATCCAAGCAATCAACGAAGAAATCTTTATTGATGAGCTAGCACTTGAGCGCAACAAATTGTTGACCTTGATGTTTAATTTTGTGTTAAGTGAATTCTCTGCACCTGAGTGGTTGGTTAAGACTTCTCTAATTGATGTTGATCATAACATTCGTAACCTAGAGCCATTCCAAAACTATCGCCAAGATAACCAAGAGTTTGTGCTAGATTACATCCAGGAAGTTAAGCCGTATCACGTACAAATCCGCGAGTTTAACTTGTTGTACAATGGTCAAGATCAATACCTTGGCAGTATGACAGACTTTGATGTACCCGCGTACTACAATACAAGTTTGCCAGTTCCACAGTATACCAGTCCTATACTGACTCCGTATGCACACAGCACATACCAATTAGATAACACTAATAGTGATGCATCAAGTGCTGCACTGGTTTGGCAAACATGGCCATACACACAATGGTATGGCAATTATTTGTTGAGCTTACAAAGCATTACTGTAGTCAATGGCGGATCTGGATTTACTGATGCACCAACTGTAACTATTGTTGGCGATGCTGACGTTCCTGCTACCGCAGTAGCGTTCTTAAACAGTCAAGGACAAGTAGCATTTATTACAGTTACTGACATCGGATCGGGCTACAGATCGACTCCTACTATTGTATTCGAAGGTGGCAATGGCGTTAATGCACAAGCATATCCTGTGCTAATTGGCAAAGGCCACGGACAAACAATTAATGGTAGCGGAACACCTACTGCGCTATACTATAATCTAGCACGTAGTTTCCGTACAGTTATTAGATACGACCGTTTTGACTTTGTTAGCCAAGTTACTGATTGGCAGGCAAATATACATTACGAAAACGGTACATTGGTACGTTACGACGACCGTGTATGGAGCGCTTCGAGCACAGACTCGTCTGCGGTCGAAAGCCCAACGTTTGATTTAGAAAACTGGACACTGGTGCCTGCTAGCAACTTGTCAGCCGCTGATCGCGTTACTGGTTACTATACTCCAGGAGTCAACGAACCTGGTAACGAATTGCCGTTGCTAATTGACGGAATTGATTATCCTGGAGTCCAAGTATACGGTACAAGTTTTGGATCAGTTGAATCAATTGACGCTGAGTATGCTAGCAGCTTTACAGACGTATACCTAGGAACCCGTACAACAGACATTAACATCGACGGTGGCGAGTTTATTGGGTTATACGAAGGTCACGCACCAGAAGAATTAGTCAACGGTGCTGAATTTGATACTGTAGATATACGTGTTTACACCCGCCCAGGGTCGGACTGGTCATTGTATGATAGCGTCGCTGGCCAAAACGGCCACGGATTCCAGATTGCAAGCCGTCGATATACTGTTGATGTAGAACTAACTGATTTAGATTGGTCAGGATTAGAAGAGCATCCTGCGCAACTAATTGTAACAAACATTACAACAGGCTTAGACCTAGTGCCAGACGTTGATTACTCAATTGACTGGATTGCTCAAACAATTGCAATTATCAGCACAGTACATATTTCAGTTGGTGATATAATAAACGTTTCTGCGTATGAGGTAGGAGGCGGCAGTCAGTTGTTCCGACAAAACTACATAGGTAGTGATGTTGTTGACACATTGATCATTCCAGTTAACGCTAATGAAATTAACAGCCTGCCATTATTTGTTAACGGCGAGTTTGTATCAGTTACTGAATGGGAAGCATATTATCCAGCAGATGAATGGGACCAACTATTAGCATACAATCGTTTAGACGTTGTATACACCACTGGTTCTATCTATTATAGAGCACTGCAAGCAGTACCTGCTGGTATTGCTATTACTAACACTGACTACTGGTTTGAGTTTGTGCCCAGTACGTTGAGTAAAATTACTCTTCCAACTGCGTACGGTGCTAGCGATTTCTTAGTACTAACTGCGCTCGGAACCACTACTCCAACACAGTATAGCTGGAGCACTCCGCAAACACAATATTTTGATGTTACTACTGAAATCAACAGTTCTAAAACAGTTCAGCTGGCTAACAGTCTCAGTGGCACAAACGTACCAAACATAATTGTTGAGGTTAACGGAGTAAGATTACGACCATACGAAGGTATTGAATATATTGGTGATGGTACTACAGACAGCTTTAATCTACCAAGTCGTGGTGGCTACGAACAAAGCATCATTGATGCCTATGCAGATGTTTCTGTGTATGTAAATAACGAATTGCAAGTACAAGGAATTGGTTCTACAGTTGGTGATTATAGTGTAAGCAACTGGGACGGATCTAGCATACTGCAAGTGATGTTTGTTACCCCGCCGCCAGAAGGCGCACGAATAATCATTAGCGTAAGCACAGTAGCAGAATACCTAGTATCTGGTACACAGCTACAATTAGTTAACGCACCACCTTACGGTGGCACTATTGCTGTTACAACTTGGAACGACACTGCGCAACAAAACTTAGTAACACTGGTGTTCCAAGGTCCAGTATCAACTGGTTCTACTATTATCGAATCGTTTGATAGCACACCGTTTGATGAAGGATCTGTTACAGATGCGCCTGGATCATATGATTATTCTGTGGGAACATCAATACCAAATAACGATTTCTTCTTGAATCGTGCTGATGTTAACCCTAGCAGATTGTGGGTTACCTTAGATGGATATCGTTTGTTTGACGGTGAAGATTATGTTATCCAAGGCGAGTATTTGATCTTAGCCAGTGGAGCAATTGCGCCTAACCAAGTTATGGTTATTACAGAATTTGCAGAAACTATAGTACCAGAAGCACTAGCATTCCGTATATTCCAAGACATGCGCGGAGTACAAGCAACATTTAGAATTACAGAAGCTACAACTACTGCTCTTGCAGTAGCACTAACTGCTGACGCAGATATTGCTTATGTAACAAATGCTAATGCTCTAACAGAACCAGACTTAGCTAACGGTGTGTTTGGGGTGTGTACTATTAATGCTGAACGTATTATGTACAGAACTCGCGACACTGCAACTAACAGTATTTCTGGATTGTTGCGTGGCACAGCTGGAACAGGTGCCACTTCGCACAGCATAGATACCCCTGTGTACGATATGGGCCGTGGCAACTTAATGTACGAAGAGTATCAGGATTACATCGTTAAGGACAGCACAGTAGCAGACGGCACTCAAGTTATATTTGAAGCTCCGAGTATTAACGTAGAAGATTTCTTAGACAGCTCGTCAGAAAATCTATCAATTGAAGTTTATGTTGGCGGAGTTCGCCAGTACAAATACAGTGATACCACTGCAACTAGCGAATATCGTTGGGTACTAGACCAATTTGACCCGGTAGCTGTTGAGTTTATTGTAGATACTACAACCATACCGCCACTAGCTGCACCAGCAGAAGGTAGCGAAGTAACTATTCTAGTACGCCGTGGACAAAGCTGGTACCAACCCGGTGCATCTACTGCTAGCGATGGTATTGCATTGCAAGAAACAAATACCCTGGCTGCAAGGTTCTTGCGTGGTTTATAACAAGGTAAATAAAAGATCATGTCGAATACACAATCTAATACGCCCAAAGCGCCTGCACCGCAGGCTCAACCACGTCGTCCCAATGAGCACGGTACTATTTCAGTACAGGCGCACTTCCGGGTATTTGATCCAAATACTCAAAAAACTATCGTGGAGGGTCGGGCATGATCACACCTGGACTGGCTAAAATTACTGGGCACGTAAAGATTCATGACCCTGCTAGCGGCGAAATATTCTATGATGATCATAATGCTATCCATTATGAGAACATCTCAATTGCAATGGCGCAAACCCTTAGCGATCGCAACACTGGCTACATTTACCAAATGGCGTTTGGTAACGGTGGCAGCTCAGTGGATCCTACAGGTGTTATCACATACTTGCCCCCTAACACTACTGGGCAAAATGCAGACTTGTATAACCAAACATACCAGAAAGTTGTAAACGACAACTCAGCAGCAGATACTGACCCTGAGAACAACTATATGACAGTTATACATACTTCTGGCAACGTATACACTGATATTTTAGTTACTTGTTTGCTAGATTACGGTGAGCCACCAGAGCAACAAGCATTTGATAACTCGACTAACTTTAATGGTGAGTTTGTATTTGACGAACTAGGACTCAAAGCATGGAACGGGTCAGCTGACAATTTACGTTTAATTACCCACGTAATTTTTCACCCGGTACAAAAGAGCTTAAACAGACAAATCCAAATAGACTATACATTGCGTATACAGACATTGAGCAATATTAATGCTGTATAAATATTAAGATAATAGGAACAGGCGACCAACATGGCATATACAATTAATTTAACCGACGGTAACGTTTTTGCAACGATTGCAGATGGTACAGTAAACACTAGCAGTAGCATGACGCTAGTAGGTAAAAACTACGCTGGCTACGGTGAATTTTTAGATGAAAACTTTATCCACTTGCTGGAAAATGCAGCTAACACTACAGCTCCAGCAGCACCTTTAACAGGTCAATTGTGGTGGGACAAAACTAACACATTGCTAAAAGTTTATAACGGTACTATTTGGAAAACAATTAGTGCTGCTACATCAAGCGCTACACAACCTACAGGCAACGTAACTGGTGACTTGTGGTACGACAGCACCAATCAGCAGTTAAAAGTATATACAGGTTCTAGTTTTATTGTTGTTGGTCCAGCATTTACTAGTTCTGAAGGCACAGCTGGTGCAGTTCCTGGTACAGTTAATGATTCAGGCGGTAGCCCGCACTACATTGTTAGCTTGTATGTAAACAACGACCAAGTGGCTATTGTCAGCAAGGATGCTTCGTTTACGCCAGCAAGCCCAACAAGTACAAATTTCCCAACAATTTACCCAGGTATCACTGTAACCAAGAGTGGCAGCGGTGTACATGCTGGTAACGTTGTTAACACTGGTAACTTAACTTTAGGCGCCGGCGGCGCAACTACTGTTACAGTAACTAGCACAGGCGGTAACGTAGCAGGTTATGTAAGTGCAAGCGGTAACGTAACTGGTGGCAATTTATTATCTGGTGGTTTAGCATCTATCACGGGCAACATTACTGGTGGTAATTTGATCAGTGCAGGCGCATTCACTGCTGTTACAACAGCTAACGTAACTGGCAACATCAACGGTGGCAACTTGCGTACTATTGGTTTGGTAACTGCGACAGGTAATATCACAGGTGGTAACGTTATTTCCGATGCGCTGGTATCTGCTATAACTGTAGCTGCAACTGGTAACGTTACTGGCGGTAACTTAGTAACTGGTGGCCTTGTTACTGCAACAGGTAACATCATCAGTTCTGCCAACGTTTCAGGTACATACTTCCTGGGTAACGGTAGCCAACTAACAGGTATTAGTGCTGCGGTTAGCGTAACCAAATTTACAAACGGCACAACAGAAGGTAACATCGGCGCTTCTGGTGGCAACATTAACTTCAACGTAGGCGGAACATCAAACGTTGTTGTGATGAGCACAACTGGTTTAACTGCAACTGGTATTAGTGTACCTAGCATTACCAAAACTGGCTCTAATGCAGTTGGTAACATTGGATCAAGTTCGAACTACTTTAACCAAGTGTTTGCTACAGCAACTACAGCACTTTATGCTGACGTTGCAGAACGCTTCCATGCCGACGAAGTTCTAGAACCCGGTACAGTAGTTGAACTGGGCGGTACAAACGAAATTACCAAATCGCGTTCAGATTTGAGCGAAACTGTGTTTGGTGTGATAAGTACAAAACCAGCGTTTACTATGAACGGCGGCGCAGGTGAAAGTGATACTCACCCAGCTGTGGCTATGACAGGTCGCGTACCAGTAATAGTTACGGGTATAATTAACAAAGGTGACAGACTAGTTAGTGCTGGTAACGGCATTGCTCGTGCTGCTCGCCCAGGCGAAGCAACTTCATTTAATGTGATTGGACGTTCTTTGGTAGCAAAAACTACTGAAGATATCGGAACAGTTGAAGCCATTGTAAGTATCAAATAATTAGGAAAATAGTATGACATACACAAGCGGTGGCTTAATTCAGGCCACAGACTATAATGGATTTGTAAGCACAAACGCTAGTGCAAACGCCAACGATGTTTGGGCCACAGGGTCTAGTGACAAAGGATGGGGCCAAAGCGCTATTGCCACTGTTTCTGCTACTAACACTATTACAGCCACACAATGGGCTAGTTTGGTTAATACATTAGCTAGCATGGGTAGCCAAACTGGTACTACTATTACACTCAGAACAGCACCAACTACAGGCCAGACTATTGGTATTCTTGCAGCATTAAACACTGACCTTACTAACATTACTACAAACCGCTTGAACGCAGTGGCACAAGGAAGCCAATTCACTGGTTGGTCTGGTACTAACTCTAAAACTGCTGGCGCTTCGGGTGCAACATGGACCATGACATTTACTAACACTGTGACGTTTGCTAGTGCAAACGCTGCACGTTATTTCTTCAACGGCGGCGGTTCTATCAAATTAGATGTAAGCAAAACCGCAGTTGGTAACACTGGTGACCCAGAATGGAACGACTTAGCTAACACACTTTGCGGGGACATTTACTTTACTGCTGGTACAGCTACTCAAACTATTGCAGGTACTTCTTACACAGGAACAACTAAAATTGGTGGCACCGGGGTACCATTTACATTAGCAACTACCACTGGTTTCTACGATTTAACACCAGGCGGCGCTGCAACAATTATCTACAAACAATTTGCTGATACTGCACCTTACACATCAAACTTTATTCAACACAGTGTTGCATTAGATGCAACTTCGGCAGTGTTAACATTTACAACACTTTGGTCAGCAAGTGATGGTGATCCAATTACCGGCGGTACTGCTGCAAGCGGTGCAACACCTGGTACAGCACCTTGCACAATCTGTACATACTATCCACCATCATCGACATATCTAACAACCCAAAGTTGGGGAACCCCAACTGTAGCTGCTACAACAGTCTAATCAAAAAGGGGCAATTGCCCCTTTACTTTTCTCTCTACTTCCTTTATAATAAGCTATGGATACTGAAGCCTTGATTGCACATTCGCGAGCTCGTTTTGATCATCAAACAGCCAAGCGACTGCTTAAAGAAAAATACGAAGCCAAGATGCTATTTGCACACGCAGGTGGTATGTGGCGTGCTGGACCTGAACTGCAAGCGGTGTTGTTACAATGCAGTCCCACAGACCCTGTGGTAATACTAGACTTGTACGAAAACCCTGTAAAGGTTGTAGCACCGGAACTGTTTGCTAAATCGCATGCACTGTGGCAAGAACAAATGAACGCATGGTTGGTTGAATGGGAAAATCAAAACAAAAAACGTTAAACACAGGAGCATTAATCTTTGCTTTCAATAACGAAAAAACGGATTATGTTAAAATGGCGACTTGGTGTGCTACGAGAGTTCGCCACTTTCTCAACATTCCGGTTGCGATCGTCACAGATGCAACGGACTCTGGACTACATCAACGATTTGAGCACGTCATTAGAGTGGCACCCGAAACCGGGGGCACGAGATACTTTGAGGATTATGCGGATACTGTTTCGTGGCACAATGCCGGAAGAACCGATGCTTACAGTTTATCTCCGTTTGAACAAACCCTTGTCCTCGATTCCGATTACGTTGTCTCTTCCGATCAGTTACAACGAGTCTTAGCGGCACCGCAAGACTTTGTAGCACATAGATCAGCGCTTAATGTTGCTCGTGCAGAAGAACCGTTCCTGGATACTTTTGGCACACATAAGTTTCCTATGTGGTGGGCCACAGTAATGATGTTTCGCAAAAGTCCTACAGCACAATACATTTTTGATTCAATGGAAATGATCAAAAACAACTGGCAGCACTATAGAGATTTGTATAGTATCCCAGAAAAGAACTATCGCAATGACTACGCTTTAAGCATAGCATTAGGCATTGTGAGCGGGCATACACTAAAAGTAGATTCAATTCCCTGGCCGTTGATGAGCGTAACTCCAGATACAAAATTAACAAGGTCAGCTCTTTCGGAGCACAAAGAATTGTGGCATATGGAGTATCTAGGTCAAGACAACAAACTTAAAACTGTTGGGTTTGTTGGGCAAGACTTTCATGCTATGGGCAAAAAGCATTTGGAGGCCATAATTGAAGCCTATTGAAGAACAAGGTTATATCATTCCTGCATTTAATACCGGATCAATTGACTACGTTGATTGTGCTAGAACACTGGCTAAAACATTGCTCATGCATGTGCCCAACGCACGTATTTGTTTACTGACTAACGACAAGTATGCAACAGACCACAACCTATTTGCTTACACGCACATAGTAGAAGATATTAACACACAAAATCCGTTTGCTAATGATACATTAGTGTTTAGTCAAACACCATTTCGTGAAACTATCAAGCTAGAAGCAGATATGATGATTGCTAGTGATATATCGCACTGGTGGACAATGTTCAGGCACCGTGATGTTGTTGTTAGTACAGGATGTAGAAACTGGCGTGACGAAGTATCTGGCGCACGTAATTACAGACGAGTGTTCGATGATAACAATTTACCAGATGTATACAATGCTATCACGTACTGGAGATTAAGTTCTACAGCAAAAGAGTTCTTTACTTTAGCTCGTAGTATTTTTGATAATTGGGAAGAATACAAAAAGTTAATTAAATTCCCGCCGGACACCCCAGACACTGACTTAGTGTATGCAATAGCAGCACAGATCCTGGGGCCAGAAACAGTAACATTACCATTTGCTAGCTATCCAAAGATTGTGCATATGAAACGGCACATAGCAGGCACAGCTACAGAAGATTGGACTAAAGAATTGGTATGGGAATACAATCCGTTGCGCATACAAACACTTGCACAATGGGGCGCCTTTCATTATAATGTAAAGGACTGGCAACGATGACAGATGAAGAATTTTGGAAAGCACTTGCTGACATGCCGGAACCGCAACCTGTGTTCTACAGACTGTATTACGATACTGGCGGTGTGCCATTATTCTACAGCATGGAAGACTTGCCTGGTACATATATCGAATTAGATCAAGAGACTTATGCCAAAGGCGTTAGCAATATACGTGTGCGTAACGGAAAACTAGTTGAACTAACTTGGCAAACTTCTAGTAAGATTGTGCCTAGCACACACGGAACACAGTGTCACAAAAACGACGTGGCAATAGTAGTAAAAGAAAACGGAACATATTGGAGCAAACAAACTTATGAAACAAGTTGATATCGCAGATTTAGATTGTATATTTTTAAGCTATGACGAACCAAACAAAGAAGAGCATTGGGTTAAGATTAAGAACATGGTGCCTTGGGCCCAGAGGGTGGACGGTGTCAAAGGCTCTGACGCGGCGCATAAAGCGGCCGCGCAACTATCGGGGACTGAACGATTTATCCTCATTGATGGGGACAACATCCCGGATCCAGCGTTTTTTAATCAAACGCTACATTTTCCTGAACCGGACTACGAGAATGCTGTGTTCCGCTGGCGGGCACGTAACCGTATCAACGGACTGATGTATGGCAATGGCGGACTTTCATCGTGGACTAAGAGTTTTGTCGCTGCTATGCAGACACACGAGAACACAGACGGACGAACTGAGTCTCAAGTTGAGTTTTGCTTTGAGCCGCTGTACTGGGCAATGCACGATTGCTACAGCACAACATATCCTAACGGAAGCCCTTTTCAAGCCTGGCGTGCTGGATTTAGAGAAGGTGTTAAGATGTGCCTCCAGCGAGGCCGACGACCTACTGTGGATGAATTTAAGCAGCAGGTATTACGTAACTTGGACAACCTTACAATCTGGCACAACATCGGTACAGATGTGGAACACGGGGAATGGGCAATCGCAGGAGCAAGACAAGGCACCTACATGACCATGCTTACAAACTGGGACCATACACTGGTACAGAACTTTGACGCACTGGCAGAACTGTGGGAAACTGTGAAAGATTCTGAACCAAGGTTGTTAAGCAACAGATTAGGTCCTGAACTTGGTACACAACTAGACTTGCCTATGGCTATTTTAGAAGCAGAGCAGTCAGCTTTCTTCAAACATCATTACAAAAGCGATTGGCGTAACCACGGCATCATGGTTCGCGAAATAGATGTTATTCGCGAACAAGAAGGCTGGTAATGATTGAATTTGCCAACAGCGACAGTATTATCTGGGGCCGCGAGCAACTTATAATCGAGCTAGCGGCAAAAATGTCTACTGACCAACCACGCATTGACCTCAGCACCAAAGGCGAAGGTCCTTGCGCAGCCAGCCTGGGACTGTATGATTTGTTAGACACTATGTGCGAGAAGTTTTGCTACGACCCCAGCAAAATACATATCACTACCTGTAACTTAGCTGAAGCGCATGATGTTTACAACATACACATCGATCCCAACGCATATTATCTAACAGCAGCAAAACAGTACCGCACACCCGATACTACCAAAGAAATTGATTCAAACTTCAAACATTTTGGACACTTTATCGGTCACGGCAACGTACATCGTTTATATCTAGCAAGTTATTTGTATAACAGCTACAAAGATATTTCCTTACAGACATATCACTGCCGCCCTGACGATGACTACCATCGTCGGTTCATTGGT